TTGGAGAAAGAAGTCCCACAAGCAGCGAGGACACTTCTTGAGTCAAACGTTAAAGATGAGATCAAGCATGATCTCGCTCTGGGTTTCATTGTTGAATCCCATGGGTCTGATCCCATTGCTGAAATGGAGGCGATACGATTAAGAGATGCTTGGATACAACACCCTGACCATACTATCACAAAAGCTCTCGTTGCAGAGCGAGCTATATTTTTTGTTCTATTGCCTATGTTTCGCTTTCTTGGTGACGCTGCTCTCAGAACAGTATCAGCTGATATATCCAGAGATGAACAAATTCACGTGGCAACAAATAGTCTCGTATGCCGTGAGCTTGGTCTTGTTCCTAGCAATTCTTTGGATAAGCTTAGGAAGGCAACTATATCTTGGGTACTACAACCCTTAAAAACTTCACCGGACAAACACCTAGACAAAACATTTTGGCTGGATGCGAGCGACCGGTTGATGTATGAAGGCAGAGCTCCACAGCTTGCCGACACAAAAGCAGCTCGCATGCCAGCGTTCTTTGAACATGCGAATACAAACCTCCCCCAATACGCTTGACTTTCATTCAGAAAAGCTAGTCAAGCTGGTCGAGGATTTGGAAACCAAGTTCGCTTGGTATCCCGTCCACCCCAAGGAGGACTTAGCCTCCATCATGTACCGCTCCGGACAATGGGAAGTGGTACAATATATAAAATCTATTTTAGAAGAATAACATGTGTATAAGATTTGGAGGAGGATCACCTACCCCAGTATCAACACCAGCACCAATACAACCGAGACAGCCTGACCTAGTAAGAGAATCAACTCTGCCTACTAAGAAAGAGTTGTTAGATCCAGATGATGTTGCAGGCGTAGAGTACGGTACATCAGCTAAGAAAGCTGAATCAACTGCCGGTGCTAAAACAGGAACCGATGCCCTAAAAATAAACCTTAACACAGGCACAGGCGGAGGAGGCATGAATGTTTAAGGCTAGAACAAGGTACTCTCAGCTTACATCAGGAAGAACTCAGTTTCTTGATATGGCTGTAGAGTGCTCTGAACTTACCTTACCATACCTCGTCAGACAAGACGAAAGCTACAGTGGAAAGAAGACTCTTCTTCAACCTTACCAATCAGTTGGAGCCAAGGCAGTCGTTACACTAGCAGCTAAGCTTATGTTGGCCATGCTGCCTCCACAGACAGCCTTCTTTAAGTTACAGGTACGTGACGACAAGCTAGGTGAAACACTCGATCCAATGATGCGAAGTGAGTTAGACCTATCTTTCTCCAAGATCGAGAGATTGATTATGGACTACATAGCTGCATCAAGCGACCGTGTAGTTGTGCATCAAGCACTCAAACATCTAATCGTATCTGGTAACGCCCTGATATTTATGGGTAAGGATGGGTTAAAACACTATCCACTACAAAGATATGTAGTTAACAGGGATGGTAACGGTAACGTAATTGAAATAATTACAAAAGAATTAGTAAGCCGTAAGGTTTTGGGCATAGCACCCCCACCTAATACGGAGCCAAATGGCGAATATGGTGCTACAGAAGACGACGCTGAGGTATACACCTGTGTTAAGATGGATGAGAGCAGCGGTAACTGGAGATGGCATCAAGAAGTGGACGACATGATCCTAGAAGGTAGCCAGAGCACAGCACCGAAGAACGCCTCACCATGGTTAGTGCTTCGATTCAATACAGTAGACGGAGAGGACTACGGACGTGGTAGAGTAGAAGAGTTCATTGGGGATCTAAGGAGCCTCGATGGGTTGTCTCAAGCTCTCGTAGAAGGTGCAAGTGTAGCAAGTAAAGTTATCTTTCTTGTCTCACCATCAGCTACAACCAAGCCCGGAACACTTGCCAAAGCTGGCAACGGGGCTATCATACAGGGTAGACCAGAAGACGTAGGAGTCGTGCAAGTCGGCAAGACAGCAGACTTTGCTACAGCTGCACAGCTAGCAGCAACTATAGAAAAAAGAATCCTTGAAGCGTTCCTAGTTATGAACGTGAGAAACGCTGAAAGGGTCACCGCTGAAGAAGTACGACTTACTCAGCTAGAGCTAGAGCAATCCCTCGGTGGACTGTTTAGCTTGTTGACGGTAGAGTTCTTAGTACCCTACCTCAACAGAACTTTGTTAATACTACAAAGATCTAACCAGATACCCAGACTACCTAAAGATGTCGTAAGACCTAAGATAGTTGCTGGTATCAATAGTCTAGGTAGAGGACAGGATAATGAAGCTCTAACTAGATTCATAGCAACTGTTGCACAGACACTTGGACCAGAGGCTTTAGTTAAGTTTATAGATCCAAGCGAAGCTATTAAGAGATTAGCAGCAGCACAAGGTATTGACGTACTGAATCTTGTACGCACCCCAGAGCAGCTCGACCAACTTAAGCAGCAACAAGTCAGTGACAGAGCAAATCAATCACTTGTAGATCAAGCTGGACAGCTCGCCGGTACGCCACTCATGGACCCTCAAAAGAATCCAGAGTTAGCAGATCAAGCAGCAGCAGTGATACAAGGACTACAACAACCACCACAATAATATGGCAGAAACATTATCATATCAACCAGAGGTACAGACTGAAACAATGCCTGATAACCTTACACCAGAGGAGCAAGAGAGCCTTGCGGTTGGTGAGAAGTTACAGGCAGATCAAGAGCAACTGCTGGCTGGTAAATATAAGAGTGCAGAAGAATTAGAAAAAGCATACGTTGAGTTACAGAAAAAACTTGGAGAGGACAAGTCTGAAGAACAAACGAGTGCTGAAGAAAAGCCTGACGAGAAACCTCAACTCTCTGACGGTGCTAGCTTAATTACAACGGCTAGCGAAGAGTACTATGCCAACGGTAACAAGCTCTCAGATGAGACCATGGCTAAGTTCTCTTCTATGTCCACTAAGGACTTGATTAATGCCTACATGGAGGTGCAATCTACACAACCAGCACAGCAACCAGCACAAGAGGTTGAGATAACTGAGGCACAGATCAACCAGATCAAGAACTCAGCTGGTGGTGAACGAGAGTATGCCAACATAATTAACTGGGCTAAATCTAATTTACCTAAAGAATCTATACAAGCCTTTGATGAAGTAGTAAATTCAGGAAGTGTTCAGGCAATACAGCTGGCTGTTGCCGGCTTGAAGTCAGAATACAATAATGCTAATGGAGTCGAAGGTAAGATGGTAACAGGTAAAGCAGCCCCCAATAAGGGGGATGTCTTTCGTAGCCAAGCGGAACTTGTCCGTGCTATGAATGACCCAAGGTATGATAACGACCCTGCCTACAGGCAAGATGTTATCGAAAAACTAGACAGATCAGATTTGGAGTTTTAACTATGCCCGGACATTACGGAAAAGCTATGCCAAAAGGCAAGAAGAAGATGACAGCAGCAGAGAAGAAAAAGATGCTTGCTAAACTTAAGAAGAAGAAGTAATGGCTAAAAAACCAAGAGAGGGTGACGGAGGTTCTCCTTACCAACCCTACAAACCAAAGCCATCTGGTCCATACGTACCAGCACCCGGCAAGAAGCTGGCTAAAGGTAAGAGTGTATTTTCCACACCTTACTACGACGATCTAAGGAACATCAATAAGTTCCGAGACAATGCCGACAAGGTATTTAAAAGAAAAAAGAAACCATCCACAAACGGAGTAAACGAAGCATGACACACCACAACCACGAAAATCAAAAATGGCATCCAGCAGAGGAGCTTAACGGAAGACTAGCTATGATAGGTATAGTCGCAGCTCTACTCAACTACGCTTGGACAGGGCAGATCATCCCCGGTATCTGGTAATGCCAAAAGGTAAGGGAGGCTACAGCTCTGGCCAGAAAAAGATCGCACGTGTTGCACCACCTCGCAACAAGATCACAGGAGCCGACTTCGCAAAACTAAGAAACAATGGGAAGAAAAAAGGGAGTAAGCCTGTCTCTCGGAAGAGGTGAGAAGAGTCGCAAAGGCGGCTTGACAGCGAAGGGAAGAGCCAAGTACAATCGTGCCACTGGCTCTAACCTCAAAGCCCCTCAGCCCGGAGGAGGAGCTCGTAAGAGGTCATTCTGTGCCCGTATGAAAGGCGTGAAAGGACCACTCAAAAAACCAAACGGCAAGCCTACAAGAAAGGCTCTTGCCTTACGTAGATGGAAATGCTAATGGCACACAAGAAAGGTAAAAAATGTGGCTGCAAACATGGAGGTAAAAAGAAGTAATGGGTAAGTTATGTCCACGTGGTAAAGCAGCTGCCAAAAGAAAGTTTAAAGTATACCCATCCGCATACGCTAACGCCTATGGTGTTAAGGTATGTAAAGGTCAAGTCAAAGCTGGTGGCAAGAAGAAGACTGCCCCCGGTTATAGTAAAGCAAAGAGAAGATGAGCTTACGTAGATGGTTCCAAGAGAAATGGGTTGACACCAAAACTGGTAAGCCCTGTGGCAGACAGAAAGGTGAGAAGCGTAAAGGCTACCCAGCTTGCAGACCATCTAAACGTGTGTCATCCAAAACACCTAAGACTACAGGTGAGATGTCTAAAGGCGAGAAAGCCAAGTTCAATAGAACTAAGACAAGTAGTAAGAGGATTAACTATAATCACTCAAGACGGAAGAAAAAACCCGTCCGTTCATCCCTACGTATTAACAAGTAGGGACGCATGACACCCAAGCATGGAACGGGGCTTGGATATATGAGAGATACAATGACTGTAACTTACGTATATCGTGGCATCAAGTACACAAGA